CGTTTAACAGCTTTAACTCTTCTAGGCTTGCCAGCAGGTTGCCCTAAACGCTTTTTCTGAGAAATCCTAGACCTCTTCTCAGACGAGGTTAGTTCCTTGGCCGTCTTAGGTGTCTTCTTGGAAACACGTTTACTCGGCCTGCAATAAGGTGTTCCTCTTTTTTCGCCTTTCTTTCTTCCGCAAGGCTTACCTGTCCTTACGTCAACCCAATCTTCCTTAAACCAACGTTTAAGAGCCGCCCCTTTTTTAGTCTTACGAACGGCCATCAGAATATCTTAACTTTTTTCCCGCCGTGACGAGGCATAACTGCTCCACAGCCATTGGTCCGAACAGTACCGCCGACAGCCCTTTTGGTTTTGTTACCCCAGTTGCTGGCACCTACTTTACGGCATTTAGCAATCGCTCCGGAAGCATAGGCCGAAGGAAATACCTTGTACCTTGCTTTGACTTTCTTATAACAAGCATCTTTCGCCATTTAGGTTTTTTTCCTGTTTTTACCTTTAACTATACCCTTTAATGTTTTAGCTTGACCCGCATGTAATTTAGAGGCTTTTTTCAAACCTTTAATTACTTTTTTCACTTTAGTTTTGTTTTTTCTAGTTAAACTCATTAGCACTTCCACCTTCTACGAGCCTGCCGAATACGAGAATTTGGATCATTTCTTGTTTTGGCAGAACTACGTTTTAACTGTCCAGCAGATCTAGCGCAATAACTCTTCCTACGCTTCGCCGCTGCGCTTCCTTTTTTTACCTTGCCCGTTACAGCCGTTTTAAGCTTAGAACCAGGATTGGCTTTACGATAAGCGGCAACACCCTTCTTCGTCATCCCAGCACCCTTGCTGGTTTTACGATAGTTGGCCCCCTTTCCGCTTGTAGTGCGGCGTATGGGTTTTGCCTTCTTTCTAGCCATTTTGTTTCACGTGAAACATTACTGTTTCCCACTATACAAATTATCAAACGTCACAGACGGATCCATGTAACTTCCGTCAGACTCCGCATTATGTGTCCACTGACTTGGCTTAAAGTCAGGAGCTCCTTCACCTGTTTCCCACAAAGCGGGACTTGTTGCTCTAACCCGGTTATTGGGTAAAGCAATAATATTTCCGGTCCAATCTCCAGCGTCCGTAAGCTCAATTACATGGCTTTGCTTATGCTGGGCAGGATCGTCCGCGATAGATGATCCTGTGTAATCAACGGTAAACATATATTTACCTGTATAGAACTCACCGTCAATCTTACAAATCCAAGGACTAGAACTTGTCCTATCGTACTGCATGACATCGTGATCTCGAGAACTACAGTCCCAAGGCTGCGCGTGGTGCGTCACCATTCTTTCCGGCCACTTTTCCAGCGGTGTGTCAGCCACAAGGGCGGTAATAGGCATCCTAGCCCACATCGCGCCCCCGTGAACGTTCTCGTCTTCTGTGTCGTCACTCTCGCAGCCTGTAAAGATAAGCTGAAAACTCAGGCAACGATCTGGAATCGTTGTTACGGCTATCGCCATGGCATGGAGAAATTCCCCATGGTATTGCTCATGATTATGAGTAAATTCTCGTCGCACCCAGCAGTGAAAATGCGGAATGTTGCTTTGAAGATATGGCATTACCTACGTTTAACACCACCACGAGCATAGCCCTTCTTTTTCATCAGAGTTCCGCCGCCTCTGCGTTTGGCAACGCCGCCTACTTTGCGTTTAGCCGCGCCACCAGTTTTCATTTTTCGGGTTCCACCCTTTTTCTTCATAGCCATTTTACTGCTCCTTCCGGTAAGTTGTTTAGGGGTTTGTGATCTGGATATGGTCACTAGTTACCTCTTCCAGGTGCGCCTTGATTGATACGTTCGCGATTAACCTCGGCTCTTAGCAGGGCGATATCCTCCTGTGAGTCTATCTTGTCTGCGGCCAACTCTTCCTTAGATTCTTCCTTCGCCATATCAAACATCAGGCGTTGGTCGAATTCAGCAGCCTTGCGCTGTAAGTCTGCCGCCTTGATATCGAGTTCCTTAGACCGGAGCTCAACTAAGGGGTCTACTTCGCCCTCTGGCGGGGGCATGAGAGCCGCCATAACTTCTTCGGTGTACTGGGCTATAAGTTCAGCGACCTTGGCCTCTACGTCCATCTGAGGAGGTTGCTGACCTGTCTGCATAGCCTGCTCCATCATGGCCCTCATTTCTGCATCAGCAACGCCTCGAGCCTTAAACGCAATATGTTCGCAGAGGTGCGCCTGCAATAAAGCAAACACTGGCGGAGACGCCGCCGGAACTGGCGTCTTCATAAATATGATGTGCGCCGTCATGTGTGCATCATGATCCTGCGTCGGGAACGCCTGCAAATTCTCTTGAATAATCGATTTTGCGTTTTCTATAGCCGGATCAGTGGGCTGCGGTGGCGTAGGTGTCGGTAGCAGCGCCTCAATGTTATGCACGCCTATCGCTTCATAGATTCTGCGATACGCTTCGTGGAGATTATGCATTTGCGGATTAGTCTGCGCCAGCTGAAGCTGCGTTTGTGCGAGTGCCAGCCTTTGTGACATGGAGTAGATATTTGGATCAGACACAGGTATAACATCGACACGCTCATCAAAATCTGCCTGTTTTACGGTTGCCTCGGCACCGTACACATTATACGGGTACATGGGCGGGAGAGATTCAGCAAAAACACGAGCTAACATTTTAAACTCTTGTTTCTGCGCGTAGTGAAGCCGCTTGTGAATTGCGGACATGACCTTGGAACCACGCTCAAGAAGAGCCACTGTAGTTCCAACAGCCGCTTGCTGGTTACCGTCACCAACCTGAAGATCAGCAATCGCCGCAAAGCGACGACCTGCATCCACAATAAATCCAAGAAGACTCATCAGAGTCTGGCTAGGTTCCTTGTACGGGAGCGGCATAATACTCTCGCGCAAAGCGCCGCCGGGAACATCAATATCACGAAACTCGCCAGGAGACAGAGGCTCATCAGAATCACGAATGCGAATACCACGAGCCTTAAAGCCAGCGGGAAGATTAGCAAGTGTACCAGCATCAATCAGCTGCCTTAGAATAGAAGTGGCAGAACGACCAAGGCCACCAATCATATGAAGAAGACCAAATCCGTAGAAGCCTAAACCCGGCAAGAACTTGTAGTGAGAGAAATACTGCATCTTCTTGTAGTACTCGTCACCCTCTTTCCAGTTTCTACGAATGGCAAGAACTTTAGAACTGCCTTCATCAACTGTAACAATGTAGGGAAGCTTAATACCCGTTTCTTCGCCGTCGATAGGACTTACGTGTTCAAAACCAGGAAGATCTAGGTCTGTGTGGATTTCAAGCAGAGTGCAATCCTGATTGTCTCCCCCGCCTTGTTCTATTCCTTGGAGCTCTCGCTCCTTCTGACGAACTTCGTCATCATCATCATATGCGAGAATGTCTATGTCTCTATAGAAACCTGCTGCTTGGTTCTTTCTTACATCATTCGTATTCATCCGGATGACGTGTGTAACTCTGGAAGCCGAAGACAAATCCGTTGCGTTATACGGAACCAGAAGATCGTCAGCGGGAACAAACTTGGAAACAGCCCTGTCGAGCATGTCGTCAAAATACACTTTCTTAAACGCACTGCCGGCCAACGGCAGATAGAAGAGAAGTCGATCCATCTCAGGGTCGTACTCGTCCATAACGTTCATAATCTGAAAGTTCATAAACTCCTGAACACGCTGAGACTGCATCTCTACGTCTGGAGTAGAAGCGCCAACGACTTGAGTTCTTACAGGGCCAGAAGAAGGTAGTAGTTCTTTGTACGCTTGCGCTTGAAACTGGGTTACAGCTTCTGCGATCAAGGGATGGGTTACACCGCTTGATCCACGAAAAGGCTCGTCGCGGTTCTCATACTTTATGCCTAGAAGCTCAAGACCTTCTGTGTACGCATCTTCCCACTCTTGTCTTCCGCCTTTGTCATCCTCGTAATACCCAACAAGCTCTGAAGCAATGTCCATCAAGACACGCTCGTCCATAATCTCCGCTAGGTTAGCGTCCGGATCTGCTTGAAGCTCCTTCGCTATGGCATCTTCAAAATTTATTATGACGGACCCATCTTCTTCCTCAATCATCTCAGTGGGATCTTCAATCTCCTCCACCTCAATTTCTTCTTCGGACATGCCGCCGAGAGGCATACCTGAAGCAGGCATACCACCGTCTATCAAAGATGTGGGTTCATCAGCCATATTCTAATTACCTTTCTTTCCACTCTCGGGATTCGGCGCGACGGCTTTTTCGTAGTAAACT